AGAACTCAATGTTGGAATCTTCAACATCCATTTCTGGTATATTCTTGGCAGTGCGGTCACCGCCATTGGCAAAAATCAACTGGGCGTTGGGGTAGTGTGCTCGGACCTGTTGTATAAAATGCTTGGCCGACCCGTCGCTATCATCAAATGTGTAAACTTCGTCTACCATGCTGAGATTGTTGATCACGGCCAGGCGTTCGTTCCAAGGCATGAATGCACGGCCTTTCTTTCTGGCTAGCCATTCGTCGCTGTTGAGACCCACCATGAGTTGATCGCCCAGGGTGCGAGCTGCTTTGAAATAAGCAATGTGTCCTGAGTGCACAGGATCAAACCCACCAGTTACAAGTACAATTTTCATGCAGCTATTTACTGCATTCAATTGCGTTCCAAAATTAATCTCAGCTCGGGTTTGGGGCCTGCTCGGCTGGGGTAGTCTGCTGCTTGCCACCAGGTCAGTTGACACTGATCAAACTGTGTTTGTATTTTGTGCAACCACCAGGCACAGTTTTGCACAATCAAGTGCGCATTGCGTCCATCAGGCAAATGCTTCTTTGCTGGATAACACGCAATGATTAAAAAGGCTGCTTTTCGAAATTTGCTCTGCATCAATTTCAATGTGGCATCTAATTGATCAGGCTCAAAATGTTCAATCACATCACAGCTGACCATGCAATCATATATTCCCGGCGGCACTGTGTTGTATCGGACATTGTTGGGATCAAAGCCTTGCAGTTGTTCTATGCCAAAATCATTGGCCAGTCTGGCCAACAAATTTCCATTGGCACAGCCCCAGTCCACAACACTGGCGGGCTGGTACTGGTCTACAAAGCTGTGTACCAGATCGTATTTGGGCAAAAGCTCTTTGAACATTACACTTGAATGTCTTCCATGCCAGCAGTGCGCAGTCGTACAATGTGACCCATTTGCCACTGTTTGGTTTCAAGACCTTTCATCACTCCTAGCCAACGATTGCGCAGCAAAGCCACTTCATTGATAATGGTTTCAAAATCTATGACTTCGTCTTCGCCATCCACATACTTTTCGGCATCTCTACTGGTAAGTGCGCGAGCATATGCTTCAAGGTATTTCTGAAAATGTTTTCTACGAATTTTGCGTAACTGAATATTTAGGTATTGTAACACAGCTTCTATCTCTTGCAGTTGATTGAATCTGTGTTCAGTGTGACCAGGTAGTTCTTTGATGTTGCGTTCGACCAGGCCACCAATTTTACATTCGCGTTTGGCTTCTTCAAGTTCGCGTTCATAGTGAGCTATGAAGTCTGGAATAGCATCCAGGCCAGCAACTACGCGACTATACCACATGTTCTATTTCTCTTTCCAACCACGGAAACGTCTGTCTCCAATTCAAGTTTCTTCTTCGATCAATTTCGTCAAGAAAAATTGCCAGTTGATTTATTTTTTCTTGGTTACGACATTGAACGTTGAGTTGCTGTTGTATTCCTTGCATGTATTTTTGCGCGGTAATTTGTTCTGGGGTATCACCAGGCATGTTGCGTATTATATGAGTAAAATCATTGTCAAAAAACCCAGCACCAAAAATTTTTGGATGTAAAAAGTCATGAGTAAGCACTGTGGTGCTAAAGTAATGACCAATTTTGCGTATGGTCCTAAACTGATTTACATATTGGAGCAACTCTGGCACTGTTTTAATAGTGAGAGCAGACAATGTTTGATTGATCTTGACTGTGACCCATTTTTGACTAACTACATATTCAAAGTTACGACGCCACTGCTCAAGATCTAATCCATACCTCACATACTCTTGTTCTTTACCAAAACAATCAATGCTGACTGTTAAGTCAAACCTTGCTAAATGCCGGCGCTGTACCAAATTTTTTAGGCGCTGTATAAAGTCTTGGAACTTTAGATCAGGTATCATCAAATTACTGACCACAGTAAGTTCTAACTGACTGCAAGGATTATGTTCAAAAAAATCCAAACATGTTTCAAACTGTTTTTGATAAAACGGTTCGCCGCCCAGTATATGAAGACAACGAATTTTATCACCGTTTCGTTTAAGCCAATCCCAAAATTTTTGTGTTAATTCTTCAATGTTGTTGACTTTGGTTGCTCCATTATCAATCAAAACACCGTGTTTGTTGAAAGGCCCATGACGAATATTTTCTTGTTGTATCTTACTACTGAATCCATCCCAGCAATACAAACAGCTCATGTTGCATATATTGTCAAAATAAATTTCAACGATTTTTGGTGTAATGTAAACTGCACTGGAATCAGTTTCAAGCTCAATTGGGGACTGATCAGGTATAGTCAAATGCAATAGGCGATCTGAAAACCCACCAGAATTTTCAATATCTTTGCAGTATTCACATCCTCCAGAAGGCCAAGTGCCTTCCAACATCAATTTGCGATCACTGATTTTTTTTGGTGTATTATGAAATTGGTCAAACGTATCAACTGAAATAGGGTCACCGTTGACCCTATGACAAGAGCTTGTAATGCCGGTGTAAAATTTTATAGTGCTCCAGTTCCATTTTAACTGACATGCTGTATCAGTTTTAATAGGAAAAAACTTTTGAGACATTACTCATCCCATTCGTCTTCGTTGTAATCTTCTTCAGATTCTTCGTCTTCGGCATAGTCCTTGTCGTTGTCCAGATAACTGGTCAAGGCTGTCTTGATATCGCGATCGCCTTTGAATGCTTCTTTGATCTGTTCAGCGTCACAATCATTGTCCATCAATATCTGTACCACTGTTTCGGCTGCTTCAGTACGGTCCACTGTGTTGATATATCGTTTTAGCTCGCCCCAAATCTCACTGACAACTTGTTCGGTCATTCTGTGTCCTCCTCAGAGGTACTTACCGTTTCTTTCTGATTTTTAAAATCTGCCATGAGCCGGTCCAAGCAACCATCTTCGTTGTTCTCCCAACCTTTGCGGAAGAACTTGATGATTTCGCCATCAGAGGTCACAAACATCAATCGGTTACCATCTTTTTTCAGCAGGCCTTTTTTCTCTGCCAAGTCTGTGAGTCCAGAATAAGGGTTCATGCCAGTTTCATATGGAATCTTGACCTGTACACCTTCAAAAGGTTTGGCATAGCGAGTTTTCATGACCTTGCAGGCACTACGAATACCCATGACTTCTGAAATCTTGTTGCCGTCCTCATCCTCTTTGAGTTTGAGTTTCTTCATGGCCACAACAATTGAGCTGGCGTAAATGAAACCTTGACCGCCGGAGATTTTATCATCAGGGTCAAACATATCCTGTGATGCGTAGGTGTGGTTGGTACAAACCAGCCCCACATTGTATGAACCAAACATGTTCACACAGTTGCGCACCAAGGCAGTGAGAGCTTTGGGTTTACGTCCTAGATCACCCTTCATTTCGCCTGCATCAAACTGGTTCACATCAGTGGGCGTTAGCAACATGCCCAGTGAGTCAATCACAAACATGACTTTGGGACGCTCGCCTTCGGCCAAGGCCTTGTAATCTGACATGAATGTTGAAATGGTCTTGGCCACATCATCAATCATGGCCATGCTCAATTTGAGCAGTTTGCTTTCTGAAGTGTCAACACCAAGTGCTTTGAGCCAGTCTTCGTCCAGTGCGTTTTCACTATCAATCAGCACCACAAAGATGCCTTGTTCTTGTGCGTTCTTGATGATGTTGCCAGAGCAGATATAGCTTTTGCCAGCACCGGATTCGCCAGCAAACACAGTGACCTTGCCCAAGGGAATGCCGCGATTGAAATCGCCTGAGATCAAATAATTCAAGGCATAGTTGCCTGTGGAAACCCAGTCAGTGGGATCGTTGAAGCCTATGCTGAGGCCGTCAATGCTTTTGGTAATTTCTTTGCGAAATTTTGAAACGTCAAATGGTTTCCCCATGTTTTACCTTTCGAGATAGGAACACACGGGGTCGCCCCCGTGTGTTGATTTCTAATCACTGCTTGTTTTGACGAGCACGGATCATGGCCAAAATGTCTTGTGCATTTTGACCGCTGGGCTTGCTGGCCTGCACTGGTGCTGCGGCTGCAGGAGCCTCATCAGTGTCAAACGGGGCATCATCGTCCTGAGCAGCAAGCGCAGGCTTGACCACAGGTGCTGCCTTGACCACAGGTGCCGGTGCAGCATCTTCGCTGTCGCCTTTGCCCGGTGCTTGTACGCCAGCCGGACGGAAGTACTGACCCCAACGCTCGGTGTCATAGGGCTGACCATCTACTGAAGCCTCAAACATTTCTTTGATCACACGAAGCTCAACGTCAGTGGGCTTCTTGGGCAAGAATGTTGAAAGGTCAAACAGGCCGTGCTTCTC